GTACCCACTTTGGATATTTTGCTTTCAATCTGAGATTCAACTTTTTTAAACGAAGTAATCTTCTTTTCATTCTCAGGAATTTTAGCACAGATTTCCGATAAGGTTTGCTTGGTTTGCTCCAAGTTGTTAATGTCATCATGTAAGGTGCGTATGGTTTCTCTATACAGAAGTATCTCTTTCTCATACTCTTTTACCTTCTCTTCGTTGTCTTGAATGAGTTTGTCTTGATGCTCTTTCTTCAACTCATATTTTTGAAACAATAGTGATACATCATTCTTTTTTTCTACAGTTAAGTCTTTATTGTTTGACAGTCTTTCTTTTACTAAACCATTCATTGTAGAGAAGATTTGAATGTCTAACAAATCCTCAATGATCGCACGACGATCAGCAGAAGATAACTGCATGAATGGTGTAAAGGATGCTGAACCAAGAATAACAATCTGTGTAAAAGACTTGTAGTTTAGTTTGAGAATAAACCTCTCTAGATAGTCTTGATAATCTCTTACAGCCGCATCTTGATTCAGCAAAACTTTGTCTTGATAAATTTCAAAGATGTTTGGTTTAATACCACGAACAATCTTATACTCTTTATTACCAATAGAAAATTCTATCTCAACAACACAATCTCTACCATTAATGCTATTCAACAGATTTGGTTTGTTGACATTGCGAAATGGTTTACCAAATAAAGCAAAACACAGAGCGTCAAGCATTGTTGACTTGCCTGAGCCATTTGTGCCAACGATTAGTGTATTGGCGTTACTGTTGAGTGCTACCTCGGTAAAGTAATTGCCTGTGGATAATAGATTCTTCCAACGAAGATTTTTAAATAATATCATTCAATTTCTGTGTTCAATGCTTCCACGTAAAGTTCACGCATGAGACTTTTCAGTTTATCATTTTCAACATTGAGTGTCAAATTATCTATGTACTTAGACAGTATTGTTACCGTATCTTCTGCCTGATCTACCAATTCTTGATCAACATCGTTTGTTGTATCGGAAAAGTCTTCTACAATTGATACATCAGCCGCACCCGCTTTGTATATGCTATCAATCACAAAGTCAAATAGAAACGGATTTAGTTTGTTGACTACCACAACCTTGACATAACAACCTTCATAGATTGAATAGTCCATGAATTTTGATTTATATCCCTCAGCAAAGTGTTCGAGTTCATCATTGTAACTCAACTTATGAAACATTTTGTAAGGATTAGGAATAAACTCTTGTTCACGTGTGTGAGTGTCAAAGATAACAAACCCACGTGGATCGTTGTAATCTGCCCATGTCATTTCATTTGGTGAACCAACATAATAGATATGACCATCATCAGAACGATGATGAAAGTGACCAGATAAAACTACATCATACTTATTGAATATTGATTTGTCTGTGCCTTCGTGACAGATGTTGCCACGATCCATTTCAAAGCCTGCTATTTCAAAATGACCAAAAGCAATTTGTGACTTAGAGTCTTTTATCTTTTGAAGAGTTTCAACTTCGTTATCGTCACAGATCCAAGGTACCAGATCAACATCAATGCCCCCAAACTGCATTGTAGTAAAAGTATCCAGTACAGTAATATTATCATACCCGTTTAAGAGTAACGTGGAGGAATTAACCTGAAGGGTGTTTTTGAACGCAACATCGTGGTTACCAAGAAATGTGATGAACGTGATGCCATTTTGTTGTAGTTTATCAAAGAAATATTTACGACACAAATAGAGTGAATTGAAGTTAATAAACTTACGGCGGTCGAAAAGATCACCAAGTTGTACAACGGTTGTAACATTGTGATCCTTTAAATATGGGAAGAACACGTTATCGTAGAACTTCTCAATGTATTTATGAAAATCTAAAGAATCCCCTCTCATTCCAAAATGAGTATCACCCAATACACATATTTTCATTTGTATTTCTTGTCTTCTTCAGTTTTGTGAATTCTATATCTCAACTCGGTAGAACTAAATCTATGCTTTCTGGAGTTATAGTAAGTTTTGATTCCTCTTCTGTCACAAATATCTTTGCCAGTTAGATGTTTGTTTTCATATTCTTCACCACAAATGCGAATGGTGATTGGAAGAAACATCAACAAATCTTCTAGGTCTTTTTCTGTTTCATATACAACGATTGAATCTACATACTTTACGGCAGACAATTGAACATAACGTTCAACGACTGATTGAATTGGTTTGTTTTTGGTATCTGGTCGATCTATGGTTGGATCAGTTTGTAATCCAACAATCAAATGATCACACACTTGCTTACACTCGGCAAGCATAAGAATATGTCCTGCGTGTAACAAATCAAAAGTCGAACAAGTAAAGCCTACTGGTTTACCTATCATATCATCTGGCACAATTATCATACTATAACTCCAATCTATTCTACATCATCATCTAGAAACTGTTCAAGCCCCTCTGACTTCTTTTCCTTTTTCTTCTTCTTGTTTTCCTCAAAGTTATGAATGAACTCTGAGATGTTGTCATATAACTCAAACTGTTTCATGTTGCCATTTTCATCTTCATACATCTCACCTTCGTCAAGTAAACCAAACTGCTGTGTGGCTTTGTACTTCACATACAGTTGTTTCTTCTCACGCATAATTCTACGCAGAAAGGCATAGTAAATTATCTGTGTGAAGTAAGCAAATGGATTCTTAGACTTAGCAGGATCAAAGTTACGAAAATACATCAGACAGTTTTCTACACCATCCGATATCATCTCATCACGATATGTGTATGAGATAAAGTTTGGTTTACGTGATAGATGTTCTGCAATCTTTAGAAAGCATTCACCAATGTAATCAGGTATCTTTGGTTCTGGTTTGTTTTTTTCTTTAGCGGTAGCACAATCTGTCCGATACTTGACAAGTGCTGCCAGAAAATCTGCATTATTGACGTAGTGATTTGATGTGGTCATTATACATTACCGTAAATATTATTCTTCAAGTATGTATAACCCTTGATGAGTTCTTCTACACCATTATCTAGTGTGTAGTAAGGCATCCAACCAGTTGCTTCTAACTTTTCATTAGAGACAATGTAGTTACGTTGATCTGGATCTTTCTTGATATCACCTTCCACAACTGTGAAACTTGGAATGTGTTTCTTGATAATGTCACAGAGTTCTAGTTTAGACACGTTGGCCGATGATAAGCCCACATTGTAGATGTTACTCTTCATCTCTTCAAACTGATACATCGCATGAAGAAATGCCTCACACACATCACGCACGTGAATATAATTACGTTTGAAATGTCCTTCAAAGATAATTACATAACCATCATTGACTGCACGATAAACTAAATCATTTACTAGCAAATCTGTACGCATACGTGGTGACATACCAAACACTGTAGCAAGCCGATAACTGATAGAATTCTCACGTTGCATCAGTCGTTCTTCAACTGCAACTTTATCGATTGCATACTTTGAGATTGGTCGCAGTGGTGATTCTTCTGTACAGAAATTGTTTTCGTCACCTGTGCCATACGCCGAATTTGTTGTAGGCATAATGATACGCTGTTCATTTGAAACGCTGTTCAACATCCAGAACATTGCATCTTTGTTTGTTGTATCTGCACCAACAACATCTTTGTTACACAGCGGCGCACCAACAAGAGCAGCAAGAGGTATAATCACATCTGCTTTTTTCAACAGAGGTGTCATGTGATGTGGATTACGAATGTCACCATTTACAATAGTAAGTTTTTTGTTTTCACAAAGATGACTCAATCCAATTTGCTTATACATGAAGTTGTCAATGACAGTCACTTCATGACCCATCTGTAACAAATATTCTGTTAGAATGCAGCCAATATAGCCAGCACCACCAGTCACTAATATATTCATATTATACCCTATTCAATACGCTTGTGATTTCATCAATTGCTGTTTTACTTAATGTTGGATAGTTACCAATGTAAAAAGAATAAAAGTGCATGTGATCAGTATTTGGAAATTTCTTGTAATGATCTTCTGGCACAATGTTTTTCAAGTATGGTTGACGTAGTTGATTACCACCACCAGCAGAGCCACGACGAAACTCAATTTGTTCATCACGCATCTTGCCCATCAATCTCTCTACGAACTCTTTGTTTGCATACTCTGGCTGTAAAACAATGTTGAACGCATAGTTACTGCAACCAATCAATCTAAAGTCAACCTTATATTTCTTTTGATCTAGTTTTGACAAGAAGTAAAATAGATTCTCATTTCGTAGTTTAACATTTTCATCCAAATGTTTCAACTGATTTTGCCCAAGTATACCGCCAATTTCATTGTTACGCATATTGTAGGCAGCATAGGCAAATATGAAGTCTGAATTCAACTCTGGATATTCTGCTTTATATTTGTCAGCCATTATCCAGTCACCACATTCACGAACCATACCGTGTGAACGAAGCATACGAACTGTGTGATACACTTCAGGATCATTTGTACACACCATACCACCTTCAATAGTAGACATGTGATGTGCAAAGTAGAAAGAGAAGTTAGACATCCAACCATAACTTCCCAACAATTTACCGTTGTGTGTTGCACCGTGTGATTCACAAACGTCTTCAATCAAAGGTATTTTACGATGACGTAGAACTTCTAATACTCTAGGAGATAAGCAATCAAAGCCTTGTGCATATGTAATAAAGACTGCACGTGTCTTGTCAGTGATTGCATTGAGTATGCCAAACTCATTCATACCAAGTGTATCTAAATCAATATCCACAAACACTGGAGTAAAACCACATTGAAGTATAGAAGCAATATCAGACACCCATGTGAATGGTGGCACGATAACTTCACCACCCTCTGGATGTTTGATCTTCAACATTGTCATTGACAACAGATTTGCAGAAGCACCTGAGTTGACAAACACAGAATACTTTACACCAAGCCATTTACTCCATGCTTCTTCAAAAGCACGGCACTCTGGTCCATTTGTAAGTTTAGGATTATCTTTTTTTAGATGTTCTATTACCAAATCTAAATCTTCTCTAGTAATATTGTCTGACATTAAAGGATACTTCATCATTACTCCATAATAATTTTTGAGCCTTCAAAATCAAACTTGAAAGGCACCCATACATTGATTCCAGGTATTGCTTCTTTTATCTTTTGATGTGTATCTGGTGGTGCAAGAAACATAAAGAAGCCTCCACCACCTGCACCCATCAACTTACCACCATATGCACCAGCATTGATTGCTTTGTTGTATATTGTATCTATGTAATCAGTTGTAACACTATCTGTAAGTTCACGCTTACGGCTCCACTGATACTTCAGCAATTCACCTATCTCTTTTATTTTACCATGATTCTCAAGAATATGCAATGCTGTTTCGGTAATTGTTGTAATTTCTTCAAGAAGCTTTTTAGATTTACCCTCTTTGATAGCATCAATCTGTTGTTTAGCATGAACATTTGAAAATCTGTCAATGCCAGAAAAACCCAACATGATATGATCTTCTAAATCTAAAACATAATCGTCTTTGATTCTCAGGTCACGAACATGCATGTTTGCACCAGAAAGTTCAATGACACGAATGCCACCGTACGCAGCCATGATTTGATCTTGAACACCAACAGACTCACCAATATAGTTTTGTTCTATATTGATAGCATCCATTGCCAAACCATATGGTGTAGGCAACTTACCTTGTGATGTCAGTATAGCGTGAATCAGTCCAACAGTAAATGAAGAAGATGATCCAATGCCAGAACGAGCAGGAAGATCGCCATCGTGAGTAATAGAAACGCCGTTAGGTATGCCATAGTATTTTAAACACTCCCTTACAGAAGGATGCTCTATTTGCGAAACATCAGATACACTTTCTATTTTAGAGTAGATAACTCTATTTACATAATCAAAATAAGGCGGTAACTTTTTTAAATTTATGTAGCAATAATGCGCCATAGCGGCAGATATTACCTTAGTCTGCCTTGATTGAAACCAATCTGGATAATCTGTTCCACCACCAAACAGTGATAGTCTGTATGGTGTTCTAGAAATTATCATTGAGTGTTTTCAGAATATTTTCTTTGCTCAAACCGTGTTTCTTTAGTAGATATTCACGACCACCATTCTCAAACAAATACTCTTCTGGTAGTGTGATTACTTTTACTTTTTTATTGAGTGAGTTTCTCTGCGACATTGCTTCAAGCACAGCGGCACCCAAAGAACCGCATGGTGTTTGTTCATCAACTACAATTACACCACCACATTCTTCTAACAACATATTCAGTGTATTAGGAAATGGTTTGGCACGAATCAAATCAATACCAACAACTTTATCTGAAGTTTCTTTATAGACATCAGCAATGATGTGTGACATCTTACCTGAACCAATCACAAGAACTTTCTCTGAAGTAACTGTGTCACCCATCAAACGATAAGTCAAGTCTTGTGTAAAGTTGGTTACAGGTAGTTCTGGTTGTTCATGTCGATCAAAACGAACATAACACAATTCGGGATTGTCTAAGAGACTATTTGCTAATCTTTTTGCAGAACTTGCATCTGCCAATGTATAGACATTCAGATTGAGAATTGAACGCATACATGCAAAGTCTTCAGTAATGTAATGTGTAGGACCAGCATCGGCATAACCAATACCAATACCAACTGAAAGAATAGCAATTGGTAGATTCATCATCGATGGTCCACACTTGATTTGTTCAATTGCACGAAGAGAGATGAATGGTGCCATTGCATAACAAAATACTTTTTTACCTTGAAGTGCAAGACCAGTTGCAATGTCAATCATTGCTTGTTCTGAGATACCACAATGAATGAAGTTATCTGGATACATTTCACGCAGAGAATCTAGTGCTGCTGCACCAAAATCTGCTGACAAAAAATAAATGTCTCTGTCTGTTTGTAATCTTTTGCTTATTTCTTCAATAAATGCATCACGCTGTAGCATCATTAATCTCCTTACGGCACTGTTCAATTTGTTCTGGTGTAATTGCTTGCATATAATGCCATTCAGGTTTGTTCTCCATCAATGAGAAGCCTTTACCTTTAACTGTATGACATAAAATAATCTTTGGTTGATATGCTACTTCATCCAAAGCATGTGTAATTTCTTTTGTATTATGTCCATCAACTGAGTATATGTCAAACGGGAAACCAGACAACTTCTCACGAATGCTATTGAGCATCAAACAATCATCCGTCTTACCAAGAATAATAAGATTATTAATGTCAATAAAGATTGTCATGTTTTTGATTTGACGATGTGCAACAAACAACAATGCTTCCCATGTCGAGCCTTCATACAGTTCACCTTCTGAGATAACAACATGAACATGACTGTTTGGATCAGCAATTGCCATACCAGCACCAACACCAATACCATGCCCAAGTGAGCCTGATGTCATATCAATGCCTGGTATTGAGATGTTACCAAACACACGCAGACACGTTGGTTTACCTTTACCCCAATTATCCCAATCTTCTTGTGGAATAATATCCAAGTCACGCAGAATAGGATACAGTGCTACTGTTGCATGACCCTTGCTGATAATAACTTTATCTTCAAAGCCAACATACCCACCATGATACAATGTGGTAACAATCTCTAGCATTGAGAAAGTAGAACCAGGATGTCCTTGTTTTACTTCAACAAACTTTTCAAATAATTCTTTACGATATAAGTTTGCTTTTCTTTGCAAATCCATAATCAATCTCCAAGTATTTTTCGTTTCAATTTTATTTTTGACATCTCTGTAAGGTTGTGTCTTGAATCAGCACCAAACTTTGTTTCAACAAGATTCAAGAATGGCTCATGTGAAAAGTATTTGTGCCATGCTTCATCACGGAACTTCAACACTTCTGCACCAGTCAATGTCTTTGTGCGTAGCGGTTTACAATCATAAGATAAGAATGCAAACTCTTCAAATTTCTCTGGTAAATCCCAACCACTATTTTTTGCATACATGTACAATGGACTACCAGGTAATGCCATTGCTGCATAGAAGTTAGCGTGTTCAGTATTCAACTCAAGTGACAAGTCTAGTGTTTCTTGCATTGTCTCCATCGTATCTTCTGGAAAACCAAACATGTAGTTGCCAAGAATATTGATGTCTGCTGCTTTTACATCAGCAACAACTCGGCGAATATCTACATCTTCAAACTTACCTTTTTCGATCTCAAGTCGTACATTTTGATTTGCTGCTTCGATACCAAGACATAGCCAATTGACACCTGCTTCTTTGAATAATTCTAATTGATCTTTGCGAACAGAATCAACACGTGCATATGCCCAAAAGTTGAAATCCATACCACGTTGTTTGATGCCTTCTAGAATTGGTATGTAATACTTTTTATTCAAAAAGAACATCTCATCAGTCAAACGCACAGTACGAACACCATTCTCATACAAATACTCAAACTCTTTGAGCATCAACTCAGGTGACCAAAAACGCATACCACGTGAGTCAGATGAAACAGTGCCGTGTTCATATGATGTACGATTCACAATGTTGATCATACAGAAGTTACATCCAAACGAACAACCTAATGATGTTGAGATAGCAGCAAAAGGTGTACGCCCATCATCTTTAAAATAGTTATGCCAATAGTGGGCACGATACTTGTCTAGTAATTTTCTATTCTTTGGTAGCAAATCCCATGCATAACCAGGCATCACACGATCCATGTCTTTCGTCTGTACAATTTCACCTGGCGCACCCGTAGCAGCAAAGCCGTGTTTCTTGTAAACAAGTCCACGAACTTTATCTAAATCATCTTTGTAATTTGTTTGAAGTAAATCTAGCAGACCATATACACCTTCGTTGATGAATACGAAATCAACGTAAGGCAGACCAATCACATCATATGGCAACGCAGATGCATGTGAGCCAATGAATACAGTTTTAATTGAGGGATGTGAAAGTTTGAGTTGTGTTGCTAACAGAGATGCACCAATCATCATCGTGGTGCCTGAGTTTGGATTTTGTCCGTAGAGAACAAATACTGCTATGTCTGCGCCTGTAGCAGCAATTTTGTGTGCAGCAAATTCTAAGTCTCTTGCTGGATCAGCATCGAAGTCTAGAATACATGGATCGTGACCTTCAACACGAACAGCATTTGCTAGAAGCAATGCCCACGTTGGTGGCTCAATAGCCGCATACTTATTAGCAAGTGCTTGATATGCTTGAGCAGCACTGCTTGGTATAACAAATGTCACCACTTTTGACATAACGAAAATTCCTATTAGTGTAGTTTCTTGTTCTTTGCCTCGTATATACTTTGAAGCACATCGTCCATAATTTCATTTTCTATATTTTGTTCTTCTTCACCTTCTTGCTCTTCTAAGAGATTGTTTATCATCTTATCAGAGTCAGCCATTTCTTCTATAGTTCGCTCAACAAGTTTGTCATAGTATCTTATCATTGATTCTTTTGGTTCTACTACGGTTACAATATCTGAATAATAAATCATTGCAGAGTTCTCTTTGATCAATTCTACTGGCAACCAAGGCATCATCATCATAACCGTTTGACCTGTTGGTAAACGACGAAACACAATACGCATGGGATCATTGATTTGTATTTGATCAGATTCACCATCTTCAAACATAGAAGCCATAATATCTTCACCAGATTGCATTCTTATTAGTTTGACGTTATGCATTCTTGACCTCTATATTGTAAAACTTGTATTTGAATTTTTCTTCATCGTATATCCTAACACGGTCTTGAAGATGTGTCAAGGTATAGTTCACATGTTTACCGATACGAAAATCGTCTGCTATATCATAAAGTACCGCTTCAGTTTTGTTATCTCCGATTCTTAAACCTCTACCGATTGACTGTAGATTTCTAACTCTAGACTTTGACGGTGAAGCAAAAACAACATTGTGAAGATTACGTATATTGATGCCTGTACTAAAGGTACCGTATGAAGCAACAATAATGGCATCATTTTGTTTTTCGGTAATCGCACGAACTTGCTCACGAACTTCTACATCGGTTCCACCATACACAAAGAAGACATGTCTATTGCCAGCTTTTTCTTTGATGAGTTTGTGAAGATGCTTACCGTGTTTCTCAACCAAATTGAAAAGTATAAGTGAGTTGCCTTCAAGCGACAATGCCAGATTACGAATGAATTCGTTTCTTGCTGCACTTTTAACTATGTAGTCTATCTCAGATTGATAGTCCCAACCTCTAGATAGCTTACACACTTCTTCTGGATATTTCAAGACCAAACACTTAATACGAAAGTCTGCCAGTTGTTTGTTTTCAATTAACTTGGCAGTAGTGGTTGATTGATATACAGGACCAAACAATCCCTCTAACACAAGACGATGTGTCTGTGTGCCATCAATTGTACCTGTACAGCCAATACGATATTTGGCATTCTTCAATCCAGTCATAATAGTAGTCAATGACTTTGCCTTGAACTGATGTGCTTCATCACCCAATACAAAATCAAACTGCTCAAAGTATTCTGGTGGATTCTTATAGATGGATTGCCAAGTGGTAATCGTCAGAAATTTATCTGTATGTTTATCTTTTCCTGAATACTGTCGATGGGCATAGTTTGCGGCATCGTAACCATAAGATTCAAAATCAGAATACATTTGCTCAACAAGAGAAGTTGTAGGAACAATTAGCAATCCTTTCTCGTAACCTTTGTATTGTAGATAACGTAATATAAGGTATTGTATCAATGACTTACCAGAACCGGTCGGCGATAGTAACAACATTCTTTTGTTTCTTATGGCAAATAAGAAGGATTTGTATTGATACTCCCTTACACCTTCTGATATAATGCTTTTGTCCAATTGAAGTTGCTCTAGAAACTCATTAGCCTCCAATGCTGAAAAACTCTCAGTGTTGTTTACAGCAGAATCAATCTCAAGTTTGTAATCTCTTTCTTCACAAAACTTTTCAATGTAAGGCACCAGACCATGATAGATAGTATATGTACGTAGATCAGCAAGCCTTATTTTGCCATCCCACAAACGATTTTTGTACGCCGGCATAAACTGATAGCCAGGTACAAAGAAAGTAAAGTAGTCTGCAAGTTCTTGTGCAATACTTTTCTCACACGCAAACCTGATAAATGCCTCATTTTGTTTGTATAGTATTAGATCAGACACCTTGTACGAATTTTTCCCAATCAATAAACGAACGTAGTTCCCAAGTTCGATTGTTTAACTCTTTTAATATTGCCTGACACACTTCAACAATTTCTTCATGCAGTAACTTCTTGGCAAGATATTTGTTGATATCTTCATCTGCTTCTAAGTATGTATTGATCTCAGATTTGAGTGTATATGGAAATGGTTCCCATCCACGCTTCTCAAGTTCTTCTTCGTCAAGTCTGCCTGTGTAGTATTCCCATTTCAACTTACGCCATTTATTGTAATTGAACTCTGCTTCTTTGGCTAACAACCTATGTGAAGAAAGAATGTTTAGATACTTCGAATGAAGCTTAGGAATATCAATTAATGCTTTGCCAGGTTCAGTGCGGTCGATGTTAGAATCCGCAGTCCACATTTGTAATACTTCTTCAAGTTTAGTCATAGTATACCTCCTAATAGGAGTATATCACATTTAAAATAATTTTTCTACGTTGTAATAGGTAAATCTGAATGTGGCGTCTGCTGTAATGATTGTATCTGGAGTGTCGGTAGAAGACATAACAAAACCAGAAAGAGAAATAGGAAATAAATCTTTGAAGTTAAAACGATAGTAAGGCTTGTTTGATGCCGATAAAAGTGTTACAGCACCATCACAATACTGTGGTGTTGTTGTTGGTATTGCTGAAGCAAATTGATTCAGTTTTGCCAAGTTTTGATATTCTTCGTACTCTGTTGGGAATGTTAAAGCACGAAGCCAATCATGTATTTCTAACCAAGATAATAGTTCAGCATCAACAATAAAGGTAACATTCAATACATCATAGATTGCTTTTTCACCAGGTGCATACAATTCAACGAACGGGTTTTGTACCGGAATTTCAGAAGTAGAAAGTCCGGGCAAAGAAATCGTCTGTGCAAAGTATTGTAGATTCGGTGTACGAGCCAGATTTAGCGTAAACTTGTTAGGCTGTAACGAATTTGGATTTAATGGATTGCGTGTGAGAACTGTCATACTCCTATTTATAAGCATAAAAAAGAGGCTCCCGAAGGAGCCTCTCTAAAGTTGTCACTCTTAACGGTGACTTCATCTGCTAAGAAACAAATTACATCAGGTTTGCAATACGGAAACCACGATAGTAGTTGTTCGACTGAGTATTCAGAGTACCCAGACCTTGTGTAGTACCTTCAGCAAATGGGTTAGCAACTAGACCGTAACGAGTCTTGAAGCCAATCTTTGGCTGGAATGTACCAGTGTCAACTGCACGAACCATTTGCAGCGGTACGTATGGGCAGTAGAACATACCAGCATCGTATGCGTTTGTACCCTTGTAACCAACTACAGCAAATTCGGATGTCGAACCAACTGGGAAGTATGGATCGATGTAGACTTTGATACGACCGAAGATTGTACCAGCAAATGTGTTACCAGTATCGTCAACTGTCAGTGATACTTGACCAGCAAGTGCTGAGTTGTAGTCGAGAATACCAGCCATCGCCAGAGCAGAAGCTACGTCTGAAGAACAGATAACGATGTTACCTTTTCCACGACGGGTTGTCTTAGCGATTTGGTTTGCTTCACGTTCGATCTGGAATGCCAGACCTTTGATCTTTTCAACCATCCAACGACCGTTAGAATCTGTGTCAAGGTTAAATGCACCAGCAGTTGTTGTACCTGCCTGGCAACCTGGCTTAGCGATTCTGTAGATTGTACGGATAACTTCACGGTTGATTTCAGCAAGAATTTCAGCGGACAGAATGTTAGCCAGTTCTGTTTCAGCGTCAAGACCATG